CAGAAACATCAAACCCATCGGCTGCTTCATTTACTATGTTTGAAAAATTAAATAAGGATCCTGTAAGTTTACTAGTGTTTCCTCCCTCGTAGGAAGGTTCTCCATTTTTAAGTAAAACATATTCTATGGGAGCGTCTTCATCGTCACCGTCAGAATTTTCATCTTCTTTTTTTGTAAAACTTAAAGTCTTCAGTTCATGGACTTTAGCACTAAGCGGAGAGCTAAAATCTGTGGTAATTTCAATACCTTTAATATCAGTTTCATCTCCGGCACTTTCGGGAGGGATCAATTCATCAAGTTGAATAGTGTCAGGTTCTTCTGGGCAGGATTCTCCGCCGCAAGAATCCCATGCAATAAACTGCCGAACAACAGAACCATTAAGCGTATCATTCCCAGCAATTTTTATATCAGAAACTGGATTTTCATCTTGGTGCCAGCTATCAATATTGACACACATACCGATGTAATAACATGCGTCGGTATAAGTTACTTCGTCCGTATCTTCATCTTCTTCTTTAGCTCGATTACAGAGTAACACCATAATGTCGCCGTGCAAAACTTCTTTTGAGCTCATACCTTTACCACGGGCATCGGCGGCTTCTTTAAAAGCTTTTTGAGCGTCTTCAACACTACCTACATCATCGCAAGATTCAAAAGAAGTCTCAGATATTTGAACCCAATGGATTTTAAATAAAGCACCTCCCCCGTCTGAACTTTCGCTAAATCCTTGGCTAGAACCTTCCTCTAAAACAGGGTTTGAAAGTTCTTCTAATTCAGATTCAAAGGCCTCAAATTTTCTTTCAAGTTCTTCAAACTTTTCTTTAAATTCAAAGTCTTCACCCAACATAGCTTATCACAATTCTCCATATTCGTGAGCTTTCGTAAGGGTCTGGACTTGTAAAAACGGGGTTTGTTTTTACTGTTAAAGGACTTGAGGTTGTGTCGCTTTCAGTTATAGCGTCGTGAGAAAATGTTATAATCCCTCCCCCATCAGATATAGGTATGTTTTTAAATTTTGGAAGCTCGCTAATTTCTTGATCACCGTTGTAATAGCCTCCAAAAAATCGGTATCCATTTACAACACCTGAAGAAGTTGCAAGACCGCCAATATTTGTAGTTCCCGTACTGTTAAAAACCGCATTATTTAACTGCTGTTTAAAAGTTATTGGGCTACCTCCTACTTTAGGTTGAAGGTAGAAATCTAACATAACAGAGGGCTGTGAGCTACTGACTCCTTTCCAATAACTAGAAAGAGTTGTACTAACACTTTCAGACACTGCAAAAAATGTAAAGTTAGCCGCCTGACCTACTGTCGAACCGCTTCCACTACCGCCGGTATTAAGTATTTGGACGCCGTCAGTATTAAAGGTTACTGCTACAGGACTTTTAAAAGAAGAAGAACCTGTAGTCTTTTCGCCAGCACTTGACCAGTAAGGTTTTGTGTGTGTGACCCATTCTACAGACCAAACATCAACGCCTGGCTTGCTACTACTTACTTGAGCAGAACCTTTAATCCAAGCACCTGAGTTAATTTCCCCACTTACTTTAATAAGATTATCGATTAAACTGGCATCGTCTAACTGTGGGTTTTTATTTAAAGGGCTTGTTGTAGGATAGGTGTAGGCTATAGGTGTAGGCGCTTGAGTTACAACATCAGGCGCGTAACTCCAAGGATCAACTTGACCTCCTTGACTTGGGTGTTTTGGCCAAAGGCTTGCCGAATATCCTTTTGGATGTTCAGCTCGAAGCACTACAAAATTTCGACGAATTCTTTTAAGATCATTAGAAGCAGATATACTTTCACTAACCCAAGTGTTACGGATTTCTACAAAAGTTCTTACGATTATACCTAGATCTTCAACAGTATCGTCAGCGTCGTTTTGCATATTTAAACGAGGTTTGACTGATTGATCTATAAGATAATGGTTTGTATATTCGTGATCTTCAGTGCCTACTGGAAGGAATAAAGGATTATCTACATCAAAGAGTTTATTTTTATTGTAGTAATCTCCTCTGATTACATAAGCCCTGCTAACTGTTTGATTACCTACTTGTGTATCTTTTGTAATACTAGGCTCTCCTTCAGGTCTAATTGGAGAAGTCCATGCAACGCTCCAAACATCGATGCCGGGTGTTTTAGTGTCTACGGCAAAAGTACTGGGGTGCCATTTATGGTTAAATTCAACATTTACAGGAATATTAAATTGTTCCGAAACTAAAGGAGTAGAGCTAGCAACAACTATAGGTGTGTAGCTTCCAGGAGTAGAATTTTTATCCGGATTATTGTGCGGATGCTTATTAAAATTTTCTTCACTATAACCTAAAGGATGTGCCGCACGAAGACATACAAACTGTCGGCTTATTTTCTTAAATCCACGACTTTGAGAAAAGCTTTCAGAACTCCAAGTGTCGCGTATTTCTACAAACTCACGAGTAAGATAAGCAACATCAACAGAACCCTGCTTCGGGGTTATTTTTTGGTTTACTAAATAATGACCTTCAAATTCTTCGTCCTCAGTACCAACGGCCAGAAATAAAGGATTTGTCGCATCATTAATACCGCTATAACTAGCCCTATAACCTTCGACCACATACTGTCGGGCTATACGCTGATAACCTACTTGATCATCCTTAGTTACCTGTGGACGACCGAGAATCCTGATTGTCAGGTCTTTAGCCATAGGACTACCAACCCACTCTACGGGTCAAGCGAAGAGAGCCTTTATGCTTTTGAGGAGTTACCAAAGTCCGTAATCTCTTCCTGGCTTCATCAGCCATTCGTAAAATAAATTCTTTGTTAGCACCGTTATAACGAGGGTCGGAAAGTAGTTTAACCTGAGCTATCGGAAACATAATATCCCACACAAGATCAGCGGGAATGCGTGGTTTATCTTCATCTAAACTTAAATTTGATGGGATAACATTTGCGTAAAGTTCAACGGTGTATGCCTTATCAGGTATGGGGTATAGGAAAAATCTAGGTATAACCTGCTGGTCAGTGCCCTGATCACGATTATCTAAGTAGTACCATATCGGCCGATCAACCTCAGGCTCGTTTTCTTTGTAGTGAGGGAAATTTAATCCACGACCCGAAGACGCTCTAAAATCCCATGCAAAAATAGAACGGATTTTTATCTCGGCTTCTGGACCAGTCATTGGAGATAGAGGTCCCTCCCCTACCAGCTCGGGAATTTTATCAACTGAAGTAACCTCAGCGGGAAGGTCAGCTCCTGCCTGCTCTCGATCAAAAGATAGAGTAAAATACTTTTGGGCCCACATAGGACGCTTTCCGTCCACAGGATTGTAGCATTCCCGGTAAGCTTGGTTGATGCAAATCTCTAAACGATTTTGATCAACTGGAGGAAGATCAGCTGATTCATCAGCCCCCAGCATAGAGGCAAGCTGATCTTTAAGAGCTAAAAAAGAGTTATCGACCATTCAAGAATACTAGGAGACCGCCAGCTCTTCCGCTACCGGTTGAGATTTAGCCCTCGTAGTCTTCTTTACAGGTTTTAATTTTGGAGTATCCAGCCAAGCAGAAAAGAACATAGTCTTGTACAGCTTACCCTGAGTTCTGAAAATATCATCTACTTCCTTTTGATCGGTCGGCTCATAGGAATAGTGCCTAATTTCAGGATCCCAGATAAATAAATATCTCTTTTGAGAGATGCCTTTAACACGAATTGATGGGGTCGTTCCCATCATGTCTCTTTTTCCAAGAATGATGATTTTCATATATTATAAAAAGCCTCTCCCCAGCGTATGCCGAGGAGAGGCCAAGTGGTTAGGTGGTTAGGAAATCCATTAAGCTTGTCCGAGAGATAAACCAGGGACCTGGCGTACTACTTCAACAAGTTGTACTCCGGGTATTCTTCCACGGGTATCATGACGGGCAGCCATACCATAGACAGACTGAACACCGACAGCACTCAAGTGTGCTTCATTGCCGCTGTTTGCGAAGTCGTCATAATGGAAGATTTGCTCTCCGTAGATAGAGCCCTTTGCGAAGTAAAGAGCATCTTTACCCATTGCAAGAGCGTAACCGATAGGGGTTCCGATTGCGTTAGCTTGTACGAACAAGGCGCCAGCACTAAATGCGTTATCAGCATTTCCTTTAACATTGGTGCCGTTCATTCCATCGTCGGCTTGATTAACACGGCTTAGCGAGATTTGTCCCTTGTTAGCGTTAACATTTGCCTGGGTGTAACTGTACAATGCAACGGTTCCGTCGGTATCAATACCAAGGATGTAATATGTTCCATTGTCGTTAGTTCCCATTGCAACTCCGCCTCCACCAGGGATGTTGATTTCCACACCGCGGAAGTTGGCAACATAATCACCATCGGCTCCACCAAGAGCATTTGCGGCAACAGCATTACCGATTGCGCTGTATGCATAAAAGGTAGGAAGAAGAGGAGAACCTTGACGACCACGAGCGGTGTCAATCACAACATTGTGATTAGCAATGATGTTATTATCCCATTTTGCATAGCTTCCGCTGTACAGTTTGTTGTCTGCACTGCGAACATCAGCAGCTGTGATAGCCTCGAGGTAGTCGGGGTCAGAACGTAGTGGGCGTAAGCATGCGTCAGGAGCGAAGAATAAATAACCAGGAATTTCTTGGTTCTCGTCTCCGCCAGTGTTCATAGGCTCAGCACCGTTAGCAATCAACGCTTGTTTAGCTTCTTGGATAATGTCGGTACTTAATCCGTCGACATATTTAAGAGCTCCGGATGTTCCGGTTCCGTATCCAGAAATGATATTACTTCCAACAGTGTTTTTCAAACAGATCTGACGAAGTGCATATTGGATTTGGTCTTGCTCTGTACGGCTCATCCACTCGGACATAACCTCAGCGGAAAGCTGATCGATGGTTTTGCCGGTAAATCTCATGAGTTTAAGAACTTGAGTCCAAGAAACAGCGTGACGAACGAGATCGATTTCAACATTGAATGTTCCGAAGTCGAGAGTATCAGTCGCATTCTTGAGGATTTCTTCCCCACGAACACCTTGTCCTCTGATCGGAGCAACAGTAGTGAATGTAATCTTGTCTGATCCGCCTGCGGATAGATCGCGTTTTTCTGTGATTGGTTTACCGCTTCCTTCTCCGCCGATGAACTTTGAGAACACATTTTTTTCTCTAGCATCACGGGATACGAGCTCGGACCAAAGGCGTGAACGCAAGTCAGAGTTAGGACCGTCAAGAAGACCTTGATAGGACGTTGTGTTATTTACGAGATCCACATTACCTGCTACTTGAGCAGCGGCAATTGGATTGGGACTAGATGGAATATTTTTAATAGCCATTGTATATTATAATTTTGATTAGGTTAGGTTAGATTTATACGCTACCTAAGCGGAGTGGCTCCTCCAGGGGATCCCAGCAATTTGTAAAGATCATTATTACTCATACCGGGAAGTGCCTGAATTAAACCATCGCGAGTAGCGGGTTGATTTACAGGTTGTGCCGTAGTCCCAGTCGTCAATACCTTCGTTTGAGTTCCCATCTGCGGTGCCTGAGGAGCGGGAGCGACCGGTTGTTCTACCGGTGCCGGCTGCTGCTGAGGAATATTTGCGTTTGCGAACTCATTGGCCAAAAGTTCTGGCCACTTAGGTGAGTCAAAGACTGCGGCGTAATCGGGGTCGTTTTGAGCCTGTGCCACATAATCATCGAACTGCTTTCGAAGGACATTGTCCTTGTTTTGCAGATCGGGATAACGGGTATAGACTCGATCCCTACTTTCCATCGCTTTTGAACGATGGGTTTGATAAACATGCTGTTCCTGTTCGCGTTGCATTTGCTCTTTACGGAGATTCAAGTTTTGCAACTCAAGTTCTTGCTTCATAATCTCACGCTGTATTTTTAGCGCTTGAGTAGTCTCAAGTTCTTCTGCTGCTTTCTCGACTTTTCCTTCAAGCTCTACAATGCTTGCTCGGATATCATTAGCTTGTTTATCGATACCTTGGATGGGATCGGGCTCGGACGCCTCGACTTGATCCTGATTAGGTTGTAAATTTTGTTGAGCTGGTTGTGAAGCTTCCTGACCGTAGATAATTCTCGAAGCATCGGCGAATGATCCTTGGAATCCTTCAGATCTATAAAGATCAATGACTTGTTGGTCCATCTCGTTGCGGGGACGAATCCTTCGCTTTGCGAGCTTTTCCTCTTCAGTCTCAGTTTCCTCTGGCTCTTGGCCTTCAGCCTGCGGCTCTTGGACTTCGGCTTCTGGCTCTGGGATTTGCTCCTCAGGCTGAACTTCTTGGGTCGGAACCTCTTGATTGACTTCGGTAGTCTGCGTTATACCTAAAGCATTGCGAAGATCGTCGGTTGACGCATTCTCAATACTAAACTCTGATTCGGTTTGCGGGGATTCAACCTCCGCAGTTTCTGTATCCATAATGCGAAGATATACTTCGCACTACAAAAAAGTAACCGGTTGGAAATTATTTTTTTGCTTTGTCGTAGCCGTACATTCCAGGCTTACCTTTAGGGGAGAGACATTTACCCTCCTTTAGGCAGTTTTTGTTTGTACAACCAGGACATGGTTTAAACGATTTAGTTTTTTTCATCTCTTTTGATTTTGATTAGTTTCCAGATTAAATAGACACAAGTCAGCGCTCCAGCCAGGGCTCCGAAGAGATCATTCCACTGGCCAAGGGTGAAAGAAAGAGTTGTGCCTAAGAATCCTATAGTTGCTGTTGGGTCATTCATCTTCTTCCTCCAGGAGTAAAATAAAACCCAACAATCATCGGCAACACGACGGAAGTTTGGAAGAGGCAGAGGTGCCCCGTGGTAATGACCATATGGGTTTGCTCTGCTGGAAAACTGAGGAGCCCGAAAAGAATTTCTGTTCGTCCTTCCCCCGTAATGTTTGTTGAACTGAGTATTGGGACTGACGGATAAATCGCTGTGATGCATGTGACGAAGGCGATGGAGCCCATTCCGATAAGTGCGAGCATCCGGCGTGTAGCCCTAGTGAAAGCACCCCCATCACCACTGTTAAGACTTTCCTGGAATTTAATAGCGAACTCGTTATTCCGAGCTTCTCTTGCCATTTCAATTTCATACTTTTGTTGCCGAGCATCCGTAAGCATACCAAATACACCTTTAAGTATGCTACCCATTGCGGCAGAACCGCCGCCCGTCAGAAATAAAGTTAGTAGTTCAAACATTATCGGCTTTTCTCAAAAAGTTTTTGAATATCTCTTCTACGGTCTTCGACGACCTTATTAAGAATTGCGATTCTCTCAGATTTACGAGCGTCGGAAATCTGCAGCTCACGGACATGCTCTTTCATTAAATCAATCTCCACCTTATTTTTCTTTAGGAAAAAAGCTAAAACCGAAAGGCCTACGCCGATACCGGCAAACATATATGATGATAGTTCCATTAGTGTTTGGCGGTTTCCTGGTATCTTATTTTGTCAAGCTGCTCTTCATGCTTGTTCATTTGCTTCTCAAGAAAAATAAGCCTCATGTTCTGCTCTGCATCGTCAGGTAATGCTCCGAGCTCACCTCTTGGCCACTTAATCCTGAACTCCGCGTTCATTTCCACATCATGCTGCAACCGAAGGATTTCCATCTCTAGGGTGTTAAGTCTGGCGTAGATCATAGCACCTGAGTAAACGATAAAAATGGCGGTCCCAAAAACTTTGGCTATAAAACCAAGGTTAGTTTTGACCTGCTTTGCCTCTCCTAATTCTTCGTCGGTCATAACAATGAGGGGATTAGTTTTGCGTTGTTATTTATTGATGAGAGCTTCGCGTTTGCGTTTAGAGTTGCTTCAAGCTGTGGCTGAACATTTATAGCCATAGCTCCTGAGTCCATGGTTATAGGTCCGTTACCTGCTACCAGCACAGACATATCGTCATCTCTATAGAGTCTACCACCGCCTACTACTACAGCAATAGACCCTACATTTTGTAGTTTAATATCAGCGTTTCCTACATTTATCTGGTAGTTGTTTTGATTAATGGCGGTTATACCATTGAACCAATGCTCGACCCCATCTTCTGTAGTCGTTGAGTATGTGAAAAATGCATAAATATCTTTAACACTTGCGGTACCATCTGAATCATCGATATCGATTCCCATTGGATCTCCGTAGTCTGAAATAAGAGTACCATCCGACGTGTTAAGAACCTTTGACACTTCGCTACCGTTTATCGCATTTAAATTGTAAACCTCGTCTGCTTGCTGGTCTACCTGGAATGTTATACCTGTTGCGGTAGCCACACCTGTCAACTCAAAGGGGAGCATTGCTTCTACCCCCACTACACATGTAACTCTTAGTCTTACAATATTATTAACTGCTATCTCGCTCTCACTGTATGAGCCCGAAACATCTATGTTCCCATTGTTATTAGCAACCTCTTCGTTATTAAATTCGGAGCTGTTAATTGTTGCTGTCGTCGTAACGGTGTTATTTTCATTACCTTGAAGAAGGTCCACCTTAATATCAGTATCGTCTTGGATGAGTGCTGAACCTAATACACCTGAGCTACCTACATTAAATTGTACTGCTCCACTTTGTAATGTCCAACTGCTAGAAGCGGACCCATTAGCGATTACCTCGACTGAAGTTGCATCTATAAATGCTCCGTCATGCCTTAATGTAACAGCGTATGTAAGACCCGCAAGCTCAAGCAACGTTGTCTTATTATTAGCAATGCCTGTTAATTTTTGAGTAATAACTTCCGCGTCTTGGGTTACATTGTACAACTGAAATCGTGATGTTGCTTCTATGTTTTTTATTTCCCATGGAAGAACCGTGGTTGCCCCAAATGTACCAATTACTTCTGCGCCATTAGATAAGGTGGTGGAGCCCGAGGTACTTATATTGCCCACAAATGTGGTGGCTTTGATTGTTAAAGTATTACCGCTAATCGCAAATACCGAACCTGCGCTTGCGTCCACCACCACATCATAAGATCCTGCATCAATAGTGTTTCCATCCCTTGACACTAATGGTGACAGTTCTCCTGCATAGTTATCGACTAAATATGATTTTGCTATGTCGTAAAATTTTTGTGAAGTATCTATTGAAGTATACGCATCTACAGTTGCCTTCGATGCTTCAGACACTACCAGATCTGGTGTCATTTTAACTGTGCTTTGCAAAGTATCGAGTCCAACTAAATCCTCTGCAAATCCAGTGATAGTTTGGTTGTATGCAATAATAGAGAATGGAATTTCTGAATTTGAATTTGTGCGAGAATCAGTGGTGATGGTCTTATTAATGTAATTGATTACCTCGACCAAAACATCTTCATCTAGATTGCTAGTCTGGTTGACTCCATTGTAAATCTTATCAGATCTATCATCTTGATTTTTTGGCCCCAATGCTCTGTTGCCACT